ACCAAACGACCCGTCATATATCGACAACTTAAATATGGTTGGAATCTTATCATCGCCTGGAACCACCGGGGCCGGAAGGATAGTCTCATACGACAATTCCAGTCCCGAGAGGGAGTATGCGCCCCTGGCGCTGCATGATAATTGGGGTACTGGAATTAACGACGGTGGCACAGTTACCATATCAGTAGACCCCAACTCTGATGCGCCCCCAGTGAGGACCATTGAACTATGGATTAAAAGAGTGGGTACCGCCCCTTCCATATCTATGTCGGGAACCACATACATTAATGGTCAGAGTTCATCGACCGATATCCCTGATGGAAGGTGGTCATTGATTCACATTGTGTCTGCCTCAAATATTACAGGGGACATTATTATTTCTGGGCCATGTCAGGTCGGCGGAGCCAATCTATATGACTATGCATTTACTGCAAGCGATGTGTTGAGAAATTACCGAATGTATTCAGTATCAGATATCCTGAAAGTAACTGATAACTCGACTGTGCAGGTGCTGAAATCCCAGCAAAGAGTGTCAATTTATGCTCACGACTGGTCAATTATCTCATCAGGGTGATTAAATTCGTATCAGCCCACCACAAAAAAGCCGGTATCATTTGCGTATAAGGATTCTCCATGATATTATCAAGATATGGAAAATATGGGATTGAACTTAAAGACGACCAATCGTCAGCAGGTCGAAGAGGTGCCTTACGGAATGTATGTCTGGCAAACTCCAGATGGAGAAATTCTTGGCGACGGCGATGGAAATGTCATGAATGTTTTCTGCATGAAGGGTGACCGCAGGGCTATTCAGGCCCTCACCGATGCAGCAAGAAGTTATGGGTATCCAGAGGGAAAGCCTGTGTGGTGGAGCGGCAAAAGGCCTATCACCGATGAAGAATTGGAAGAGCAGGAGCAGCGCGCGCGCTGGGGCCTGACCCCAGACCCCCTAGATTATGGGGCGCTCCTGGATGAGGAGAGGTCTCGAAGAAGTTATGACTGAAAGAATAGTTTCTGTGGCGCAAGAGGACAATGACTCCCTCCCAGTAATCGACAATGTGTACCACTTGAGCCTACACTCCAACTCGGGAAAGAGTGCCGACCCATTCAAGGCAAATGCAGAGGAACTTAAGGCATACAGGGGGACTAGTCCTGTATTTAAGCGAAAGGTCACCGCAGAGGTTAAGAAGTTTCAGCGTGGAGCGGACGGCGCGGCGACCAAGCAGGTGACAGATAAGGAGTTCCTGTCTGGCTATGATGCATTCGATGTTGTAGAGCCCCCATATAATCTTGACTACCTATCTAAGATATACGTCTCCCCAGCCGCATCTGCGCACTACTCGGCTGTGAATGCCAAGGTTGCGAATATTGTTGGTCTTGGATACCGATTTGTTGAGTCAAATAAGACTAAGCGCTCCCTGGAGAGAATGCAAGACAATGAGGATAGAGTTGCCCGCGCACGCCGAAGGCTGGATTCGTGGAGAGACGAATTGATGGAGATGTTGGATTCGTTCAACGAAGAAGACACATTCACCGAGATAATGGTAAAGGTTTGGCGTGACTATGAGGTGACGGGGAACGGATATATTGAGATTGGTCGGAAGAAGGATGGGACTATTGGCTATATTGGCCACATTCCTTCCAAGACAATTAGAATTAGAAGGAAGCGGGACGGGTTCGTTCAGGTGAGCGGATTTAATGTTGAATTCTTCGCACACTTCGGACATGGAGATGACCCAAACCCTATTGGCGGCGGTCGACCCAACGAAATAATCCATATTAAAAAGTACAGCCCAACCTCAGGATTCTATGGGGTGCCAGACATTGTGTCAGCGCTGAATGCTATTGCCGGAAATGAGTTTGCGGCCAGATTCAATCTGGACTATTTTGAGAATAAGGCCATCCCGCGACATGTAATTGTGCTTAAGGGTGCAAAACTAGGCACAGCCGCCCAGCAGTCTCTGCTGTCATTCTTTGAAACCGGACTCAAGGGGCAGAATCATAGGAGCCTCTTCATTCCCCTTCCAGCATCCGACAGGGAGAACCCAGTAGACATTAAGTTTGAGAAAATTGAGGCAGATGCTCAGGACTCATCGTTTGGTAATTATCGAAAGGCAAACTTGGCCGATATCTTGATGGCGCATCGAGTGCCTATTACGAAGATTAGCGTGGCCGAGGGAGCATCTCTGGCTGTGGCGCGAGATGCCGATAAGACATTCAAGGAGCAGGTGTGCGCTCCAGAGCAAAGAATTTTCGAGAAGAAGTTGAATAAGATAATCAGGGAGTTGACCGATGCGCTTGAGTTGAGCCTGAATGAGATGACTCTGACTGATGCAGATACACAGTCCAAGATTGACGAGCGCAGAATTAAGTCCGGGATTGTTGTTGCTAATGAGATTAGGGCTCGCGACGGTCTTCCAGGCCTGCCGGGCGGTAGCGATAGGGTGGACCTAAACGCCAAGGATAAGATTCAACAAGCACAAGCAGAAATGAGAACTACAAGGGAGAGGGACTCTGAAAGGAGTGCGGGAGCAACTGATTCGTCGGGGGAAGCAAGGTCTCCAAAGGGCGAAGGCCGCTCAACGACCTAATAAGATGAGGGAAAATGGCCAATGAGAAGTTAATTGTTGCACTACTCAGGCCAATAAATGGCACCGGAGTAATTATTTTAGGGGTCTACACATTAGTCTGGGGCCTGTGGGTGGCGAGCCCGTTTTGGACAGTATTCACTAAAGCAGAATTGTATGGGGCATTGGCGACCATCGCTCCAGAGATGTTTTGGGGCTGCCTCGCTATCGCTTGCGGGCTAACGATTATTTTGGGGGTGCACCACCGCAGCATAAAAGCCCTCATGACCGCCTCCCTTGTCGGGGCCTGGCACTGGTCCATGATTTCTTTTCTATATTTTCTTGGAGATATTGCGAATACCGGAGGGATAACCTCGCTAACATTCGCTGTATATGCTGCATATACCTATCTGAATCTTAGAATTAATCGCAACCAAGGCGTTATTGACGAAAAAATTTGCATTGTGAAAAACGATGATATAGTATATGACTATGAACAAGTTCCAGAAGAGTAATTTGACAGTGGACGGAAATTCCGTTTACATGTCAATGCCTTTCGCCAAGGTAGACGAGGCCAAACGCCTCGTCTCTGGATATGCCACGCTAGACAATATCGACACACAAGGCGATGTTGTTTTGGCAGAGGCATCGGCGAAGGCCTTTGCTCGTGCTCGCGGAAATATCCGTGAAATGCACCAGCCAATCGCGGTTGGGCGCATGGTTGATTTCCGTGAGGATGAGTTCTTCGCTACCGACCCCGATACGGGTGAGGGGAAGTTCTATCGCGGCATTTTTGTTACGGCGCGCGTCTCTGAAGGCGCGGAAGACACCTGGAAGAAGGTTCTTGACGGAACCCTGACAGGTTTTTCTATTGGTGGTGAAATTAATGACGCAACCAATGAGTTCGTCAAGGAAGCCGGTAGGACAGTAAGATTCATTAAGGACTATGACCTGGTTGAATTGTCTCTAGTAGATAACCCAGCAAATCAGTTGGCAAATATCCACTCTATCCAGAAGAGCGTCCTCTCTATCAATAAGTCTGCGGGTGGTACCGTCACAATGGGCGGTATGGCTGTGGAGACTCAAATTGAGAACGTATTCATCTGCAAGGCAGACGGCACAGTTGTTGTTAAGGCGACTGAGTCTGAGACTTGCCCGGTATGTGAAACAAGAATGGAGAACGCTGGATGGTTCGAGGCCGGAGGGGACCGAGCAGAAAAGGTCAACAGTATTGTTGCCAAGTTCTTAAACCCTGTCGATAAGGAGGCCGCACCAATTTCGGATGAAGGAGGTGTAGATATGAGTGTTGCAAAGTCCAAGAATGATGGCTCAAACCCAGAAGAGGTAAAGGTCGAAGAGGTTGCCACGGAAGCCTCTGAGGTTGATGAGACTGCTGAGGTTGACGAGACCGAGGGTGCTGAGGGCGAAGAGGCCGAGGTAACCGATGAGGTGGAAACTCCCGAGGAGGTTCAGGACGACCAGAGTGAAATCTCCAAGAAGATTGACGAACTGCATACTGCTGTTAAGACTTCTCTGGAGGAGTCCAAGACTGAGACCCTTGAGAAGGTCGCGGAACTGGAGAAGAAGGTTGATGAGGCAACTCAGACCTTCATTGAAAAGGCTTCCGAACTGGAGTCCAAGATGGGCGAGTTCGGTAATAAGTTAGAGGCTTCGAAGAGTCGCCTAGCCGAGATGGAAAGCAGGCTAGAGAAGATGAACGCTTCGGAGGCTTTTAAGAAGTCCGCTGAGTTGGAAGACACAGCGGAAGAAACTGTACAGAAGAGCACATGGAATGGCGCTTTCTCAGGGAAGGGTAATTTCTTCTCAGTTGACAACCTGTTGTGATTCTGTCGAATGAAAAAACAAATCCAATTAGCAAAGAGAGGTGAATAAAATTATGAGTAACGAATTGCTAGAAAAGGTCATTTCGACCAGCAGCATTGGTGCTGATGCTACCGGCGGTGGTGGTCTGTTGACCCCGCAGCAGTCCGGTACATTCATCGACTACATGTGGGATGCAACCGTTCTTGGCTCTCAGGTGCGCAAGATTCGTATGCGTGCGAACGAGGTCGAGTTGGACCGCATTTCTGTTGGTGAGCGTCTAGTGCGTCTGGCTACCGAGGCCGTTGACGACGGTGTGAACCCGGCAGTTGCCTTTACCAAGGTTTCTCTTGGTACCGTTAAGTTGCGTCTGGATTGGGAACTTTCCAGCGAGTCCCTAGAGGACGGACTTGAGGGCGAGGCTCTGGAGGACCACATTGCTCGACTGATGGCTTCCCAGGCCGCTAACGACCTAGAGGATTTGGCAATCAATGGTGACACCGTTGGCCACACCAACGACGCACTATTGAAGTCATTCGATGGTTGGAGGAAGCGTCTGTTCTACGGAGGCTCTGTCCTTGACGCCAGCAGCATCTCGCTGCCTGACGGCACTGGCACAGGCGAACTGCACCGTGGTACGTTCAACGCTGCATTGCGTGCAATGCCTCGTAGGTTCATGGACCGTCGTGGGGGACTTAGGTTCTTTACGGCAACCGGTCTTCTACAGGACTACATGTACCGCGAGCAGTTGATGGACCAGGGTGGATTCCCTGAGCGTACTGGCAACACAGAGGGTGGAAGCAACAACCCAGGCTCTCAGGCCGGTTGGTCTCCAACCGCACCTTACGGTGTCCGCGCCGTTGAGGTTCCTCTGTTCCCCGAGTACGAGGTCAGTGGTTCCGCCGCGTCCGATGTTTGGCTAGTAGACCCTCAGAACCTAATCTGGGGCGTTAAGCGCGAGATTCAGGTCTTCCGCGAGTTCAAGCCAAAGAAGGACACCATTGAGTACACTCTCTACACCCGCGTAGGCGCGCAGGTTGAAAACCCCGCCGCCAGCGTAGTTGTAAAGAATGTCAAGTACGCATCTTGATAGATAAGGCGTAAACAAAAAGAGGTACGGTTTCCCGTACCTCTTTTTGTGTCTTGACTTCATTTGGGAAGTGCCACATACTAGGTATATGTGGATATGCAAAGAAGGACATGCAGAGAAAACATACAAGGGTCTAGTTTGTCGAGGTAGGCAGTTGGCCTCACTCAATGGCTTGTCCAGAATATATAATTGTGGAAAGACTCAGTATGCGAAGAGCATCGCGTTTTGACAAAATCAGTGTTATACTGTCAATATGACAAAAGGAGAAGAAATGACTAAGCCAACCAAGTTTGAAGATTTGAAGCCTACGGAATTGTATCGTAGTGCTATTGAGGACTTTGCCCTTCCGGTAGAGGAGTCCGACAAGAATAAGAAGACGGTGCTGCTTGCGGCATTTGTCGAGGGCGGGGTGAAGTGGGCTGACTACGTGGCCCAGCACCCAGAGGTTGCCCCTGACCCAGAAGAAGATAATGTTGTTGTCTCGCAGGACGTGGCCCCAAAGGCAACCTCGGTAGAAGAGCAGAGGGTAATTGTCGCAGAGCCCCCGCAGGCACGAACAAACGACGTATTCCTCATAAAGATGGTTAGAGACAACGTTCTCTATGAGACCCGGGGACACAGATTTACTCAGCAGCATCCGTACGCTCTGGTGTCACCAGAGGATGCAGAGTTCATCCTAACACAGGAGGATGGATTTAGGCAGGCGACTCCGGGAGAGTTGGCAGAGTTCTACGGCTGATTCGGGGTTCGTAAATTGCATTGAGATTCTGTCATGATAGAATGATAATATGGAAATCTATAGGCAGACAGAAAACACTGTATCATTTCAGCCCCCGGTAAATGCAGAGGAGTTGTCGGCGGTCGCTACCTTCAATGGTGGCGACCCCGTTTCTCTTTCTCCGGTTGAGGGCACAGAGGATAAGCCGGTAAAGGTATACCCTCTACCGTACTTGCGAGATGAAGGGGAAGTTAAGGTTTTCTGGACGTTCCGCACCAACACCTTTGACGGTGATGAGTTGGTTACAGTCTCCAACACCTATGATGTAGTAACAAGAATCCTGTCTGATGTTGAGATTAGGGAGGTCCATCCGGCGGCAACGAAGGAAGAGATTATTCGAATCGAGCGTGCCACGAGGCATATTATCAATGCGCATACGGGCCAGCGTTTCGGCAGGCTTGTCGGCGAAAAGAAAATTCGAGGCACAGATTCCGCCGCCCTCTTTTTGCCAGAGAGACTCCTCTCGCTCGACAGCGTTAACGGCCAATCAGCCGGTAGTAGATATTTGATTGACGGAGATGGATATATTCTGAGGCATTATCCGTGGGGAGTACCGCCGGTAAAGGCTGACCTTGATGGCCTGCATATGCATGTGGGCGGAGTAATACATAATCCTAACGCAGTGAATCTTGGACTTTGGAAGAAATCTCAAATGTTTAGAGTCTCTGGCGTTTGGGGTTGGGAAGAGGTTCCACAGCAGGTTAAGGAAGCAGCGAAATTATTGGTCAATGATTACGCCTGCGCCGATGTTGCATACCGAGACAGATACCTTACTTCGATGACTGCTGCGGACTGGCGGATTCAATTTCATGCAGGGGCATACTCGAATACGGGAAACGTTAGGGCCGACCAACTGTTGGCCCCCTATGTGATGAATCGCGGCTGGGCGGTGGTCTAATGGCTTACGGTGGAGGCTATGGTGCCTGCCTAACGGGTGCCCGATTTAATATGCAGGCAACTCTGTTGCACCAAAATGACCCGTATGTGCCAGAGGGCGATATTGATATCGACCTGTATGGAGAGTGGAAAAACTCCCAAGACCCTCTGACAGGAGAGATTGTTCGCATTTGGATTCCATTTGAAAAGCCCAAGGACGACCCCTCTACCCCAGAAGACGAATCGGCCATTGATATTGGCACGGTACCTTGCGTTGCGCGCGGAATCGTAGACGGGGGTATTCGTGTTGCTGGTACGACAGAGAGATTCGGAGACACATATGACAATATTGATTTCGTTAAGATGTGGCTTCCGTCCCACGTCAGAATCTCTAAGAGGGACAGAGTTACAAATATCAGGGATGCTCAGGGACACATTCGGTGGGTTGATGAGGAGTTGGTGGACCCCCGAGAGACTGACACCCCGAG